GCCCAGGTTGAGATAGCTCTCGGCCAACTGGCTCGCCATGTTCGATGCCGGCCGGTAGCGCACGCGAAACAAAACCCGGTTCACGCTGTCGAGGTAGCGCTGCACCTCCACATCATCTTGTAACTCGTCGTCGGTCGTGACGAGCTTGGACCACACCTGATTGCGCGGCGACAGCAGGGCTTCGAGCACGGCCGCGAAGCGTTCCAGCGCCAGCGGCGGCGCAGCGTCGTACATCTTCGATGTGCGCTTCTCGCCGGGCCGTGGCGCTTCGCCCTTGAACGGGAACGCCTGCGGCCGGAACACATCGGCTATGTCCTGCCAATGGTCCTCGAACGTGCTGCGGTCGCTCTTGAGCGCCTTCGCAGTCGCGACCAGATGGCGCGAGCGGTCGTCGGCAGCCATCAGTATGCAGCCCGGCCGCCACCAGTCCCACCACCGCCGCCACCGCCCGAACCGCTGCCCGACGAGCCGAGCGACGTTCCCGAGCCGGTGCCCATCAGCGACGCGGCGGCTGCGCTTGTGCGCTGACGCTGGCCGACGAGGAACGTAGACGCCAGACCGCGGCGCTTGCGCAGTCGCGCGATGTCTTCCTCGACCTGCGCGGCGTCGTCCACGGTCGGCGCCTTGGGCGTCTCCGGGATGGCGGGCATCTTGGGGCGAAACAGGTTCATGGCACGCACTCAGGTGTGGAACCTGAACAGTGCCCGCGCTGGCGCGGGGAATCCCGCGAATCGTCATACCCCCATCCTCGCGTGCGTCGGCCGGCTGATGCCGCCGTATACCCTCGGGCCGCGCGCCTTGACCGGGAACGCGAACGACAGCGCCAGTGCGTCACTGCGCCCCGGCGACGGCAACCCGCGCGCCTTCATTTCCTTCTTCGACTCAAGCTGAATCTTGCCGTCGAGGCGTGAGATCGTCTCGGCCCCGGTCAGGTCGTCAACCAGCACCTGATCGTCGGGGATGGCCCCGCCCGCCTTCAGCCAGTCGCGAGTTTGCTTGTAGATGTAGGCGCGCATGTTCAGACAGCCGGGGTCCGGCGACTCGCCGGCAAACCACACCAGCCGCCACTTCCGGTTCATCGTCTTGCCGGCGCTGACGACGCCTGTCCCGTAGCCGGCATCGATGTTCACCGCATCGGCTTCGTGCTCGTCCTCGAGCCGTGCCAGCTTGTTCGCTACGTCGATGTCGTTGTCGTTCTTGGCGAAGGTGGCGAGGATTCTGAACACCAGGCCCTGACGCAGACCGATCACGCCCTCGTCGTCGCCCTCCCACGAATTGTCGAGGGTGAGAATCTTGGGCGCGAAGTTGTAGGCCGTCTCGGCGTAGTGCCGGCCGCGCGCCGGGTCAACGTCGGCCGAACTGATGAACTGCTTGATGGACTGCGCCGGGAACTGACCCTTCACGCGGACCTTCACGATGTCGCTGTCCTCGCCGTGCGTTGCAACGAACTCGGCGAGATAGTCTTTGTTCGTGCCCTCTACCGTGCGGCTGTCGATCTGGCGCGTCTGCCACAGATGCCGATAGCGCCGGAAACACTCGCGGAAGCGCCCGGTGTTTTGCGTCGGGTTGCCGAATGCGAGCCAGATGATTTCGGTGCCCTCGTCGGTCAGGGCACCATCAGTCACTTCCCACACCTTATCGGCGATCTTCGACGCCTCGTCATAGATCACTATGATCCGCTTGCCCTTGTTGTGCAGGCCAGCGAAGGCTTCGGTGTTGTGCTCGCTCCATGCGATGGCATCGGCCCGCCATGACTTTTCGCGCCCCTCGTCCTTGGAGTACAGGGACATTGCTGGGACTTGCCACCAATGGGCGTTGATCGACAGTCGCGCCCACTTGGCGATTTCCGGCCACGTCTTGGTGCGCAACTGGCTTTCGGTGTTGGCCGTCACAACCACGCGGCAGTCGTCACACGTGGACATGCCCCACGCGACGATCATGCCGATCAGGGCCGACTTTCCGATGCCGTGCCCGGACGCAACGCCAAGCCGCAGCGGATGGTGGCGGGTGGCAGGGTTGCTCAAGTGCTCGCCGATATCCGACAGCACGTCAGCCTGCCACTCGCGCGGGCCGGTGTAGTCCTTGAGTTCCCCGGCGCCCCAATCGAACGCGTAGCGCGCGAACGCGAGCGGGTCGGCATCCATCTTGGCGATGTCCTCGATCAGTTCGGCGTTCAGTTCAGCGGGCGTCATCGCTTGATACGGTCCTTGGCTGCCCGCAGGCGCTGCGCTACCGCCGTGGCGTCCTTCATCTCCACCTTGTCCACATAGAACCCGCTCACCTTGCCGCGCGCCATTTCAGCGGTCACGGCAGCGCTGTACTTCTCAGCGGACAGCGCTGCGTCGCGCAGTTCCTTCAGTGTTTGCAGGTGCCCAGCGATGGTCATGCCGTTGGTTTCTGCGATCTGCGCTTGACCCGCTTTGACCATTGCGCAAATCTCAGCATTTCTCAGCAACCGCTCGCCCTGACTCGCCGCCGAGCGGGCGCTGTACCCAGTCCTGATTGCCGCCTTGGTGGCATTCAAGTCTTTCAGGTACTCCGCTACGAAGCGCTCGGCTTTCGGGCTCATCCGAACTTCCTCCACGCAGCAGCCAACGCCGCGCCCTTGTCCCCGCCGAAAAACTTCTTCGTTTTCGGCGAGTGCACTACCCTGATCGTTTGCCTCAGAGTCTCCATCGGTAATTCCTCCCGCGTCCTGCCCGTTGCGATGATCCACTGGCTGATGAGCAGCTCGCCACGCCAGTGCGGTGGGTGAGCACCGGCGATGTAGCCACGGATTGCAGACTCTGGTATCCCGGTCGTGTGCGCGATGCGCAACACGCTGATTTCGCGCTGCACCATGTCCCAGATGAGTTCGAACCAATCGACGGTTGTTTGCGCATCACGGCGCATCTGCCCTCCCGACCTCAACCTGCACCATCCCTCCGATGTTTGCCTCGTCTATTGCGCATGTGAGCGTCCAACGGTTGTCGTCGACGCCGAGCGCATCGGCCAGCCCGTCGAGCCCGCTTTTCATCGCCGCAATCATGTTGTCCATGTCCCTGCGGCGCCGGTCTGGCGGCACGAACACCAGCCGTACATGCAGCCTGTCGGTCGGCGCGACGGCACCATTGCGCCACCCTGCAGCCATCGCCTCTGCATGGCACGCGAAACGGTATGCGCGCCTGGCCTTTGCCAGCACGGCCCAGTGTGGCGGGCGCGAGTTGGGCGACAGCGCCCGCGGCGGCCACGGCAGGATGACGCGCAATTCGCTCACGCCTGCGCCCGCTCGAACTCCGCCCACTGCCACGCGGCTTTGTCCGCCGGCAGTTTGAGCGACTTGTAGGCCATGCCGTGCTCGTGCCCGGCCCGATCGCGCTCGATCGAGTCGAATACCTCCCGCGTCGGCGGCGCGAAGTCGCGCGGATTGTGGGCGCGGCCGGTCTCGACGTAGATCAGCAGCGCGTTGCAGGCCAGCAGCTCGGCAGCGCAGCGCGCGCGGGCCGGGCATGCGTAGCGGTCGCACGGCGCATCTGGCGATAGCAGCGCGGCGAAGGCTTGATCCTTGGTTTTCATAGCAGCCATCCGATCAGCGGCCAAACCGCGAATTTGCCGATCGCGAACCCGGCCAGAAAGCTCGCGGCGAGCAGTAGCAGCGCGAGCGAGCCGAACAGGCCGAGCAGCATCAGGCTCAGTGCGGCGTCGAGTGAGGGCATGGCGCTGTTCATCGCTGCGCCCTCCGCCGCTCCCAATCCGCCGCAAACGCGTCCTGCAGCGCGAGCCGTGCCGCGCGACCCTGCGCCTTTTCGTACTCGTCGAAATACGCGACGCGGGCGCGCGCCGGGGTGATCCGGTGCAGGTTTGCGATGTGCCGCGCGGTCTGGATCGCGGCGAGCCGGGGATCGTCTGCGGGCACGGTCTGGACGCGGCCGTCGATCCATGTCGTTACGGTTGCTGTCATGCCACCTCCTCGAACAACCCAGTCTGCGCGCGCACAAGCGGCACGCAATGCGGAGAGCACCAGAGCGTTTCGCCCGCGCTATTGGCGCGCGCTTCGGGTGTCGCCGCATAGCCCTTGCGCGCTGTCCAAGTGCGCGTGTGCCAACCGTTCGCCAATAGCTCGTCGTGCTCGCCAGCGTGGCCGCAGAGCACGATGCGCAATAGATGGTTGCCTCCGTTTGCGACGCACCACGCGCGCACTTCTTCGGACAGCGCGCCACCAACGCCACCCGCGGCGTAATCCATCTCTCCCAGCGTGTACGGGGGGTCTATGAACAGCGCCGTCAGGCCGTGCCGCGTGGTCACGCTGTCCGCTACCACGCGCGACCAATCTCCGCAGGCCACGCGCACGTCACGCAGGCGAGCTTGCAGTGCGGAGAACCATTCGCGGATGAAGGAGCCACGGTTGATGCCCCGCCCGGCGCTCAGGTGCGGGAGTTTGCGGTTGATGCCCCGCCCGGCGCTCAGGTGCGGGAGTTTGCGGTTGATGCCCTGCCCGGCGTTCCCGAGATGCGGGAGTTTGCGGCCATCGACAATCCGCTCGCCGTCATGCACCCACGGCCCGTCTCCAGAGCACCATCCAGAGCCAATCCAGTTGCATAGCCCCCAACACCACCAGCCAGCGATCTTGGCGTCGTAGTAGTCCGGGTCGGCATGCAGCGCGTCGAGCAGGCTGTCGCGCTGGCGCACGAGCCACGAATGCCTAGCGAACAGGTCGGCCTCGTTCGTCGGCCAGTCGGCGTGTTCGGCTACTGCGTCGGAATCTTTCGCGATGGCCCGCCAGAAATTCGCAACGAAACCATCGGCGTCGTTGATAGTTTCAACCCGCTTGCCATCGGGCGCAGCAAGTAGCATTGCGGCGCTGCCGGCAAAGGGCTCGACATAACAGTCAACCTCGCCAAATGCGCCCCATACCGCATCCACCGCCCTAGACTTCCCCCCAAAATACGGGAATGGTGCGACGAGGCCAGTCATGCTGTCATCAACCTCCGAATCGTGATCGCCAGCGCGCCGAGTTGATCGAGCTTGCGCACGTTCCACAGCGCGCGCGTGCCGTGCCATCCCTCTGTGCCTTGGTGGCACTCGGGGCAAAGCGCAACGCACGTCCATGCGCTGCGCTGGTTGATGTGGTGCGCTTGGCTCGGGCCGGGAGCGTCGCAGAGCGAACACGGCAACGCTTTCACCCGGCCCAGGTGGGCGCGCTCTGCGCGGCTTGGGCGGGTGTTCATGCTGGCGCCTCGTCGCGCTCGAACACCACACCGCGCTGCGCGGCGGTCGCATGAATGAACTCGATGAACTCCGCGAAGTCGCGCTTGCCCATTCGCGACGTGCGCAACCCGAGCATGACCATGCCACCGTCGAGACCCATCGCAACACGCTGCGACTCGCGCTTGTATGCCGCGCTCAGCAGATCCTTCCATTCCTCTGGCGCGAGCTTGACCATCGCGCCGTTCACCGGCCACTCAAGCTGCTCTGCGAACGCTGCCAGCAACACCCACAAAAGCGAGTTCTGCTCGCTATTGCGCGTCGGCTCCTGCACCGTGACGACAAATCCTTCCGGCGCCTCGGCAACGCAGGCCATCGCGCGGCGGCGGGCCTCGAGGTGCGCCAGGCGGAAGATGCGCTTGTCGGTCATGCTGCTTTCCTTTCGTCCGCAGCCCGACGAGTGCCCCATGCGAACACGCTGGCGCTCGGCAGCACGCGCTGCGACGCGGCGCAGTTCGGATGCAGCCCCTTGCGAATCCGCGCGGCCGTGTCCGAACTAATCCCGAACTCGCTGCGCACGTCCTTTTGCATCACGCCGGCAGCGAACATCGCTTCGGCGCGGCGCACCGTCTCGACCGGCAGCAGTTGCTTGGCGCAGTTCTTCGCGTTCGCGATCGCCCGCTTCGGGTCGCCGCGCAGCCGGCCATCAGAGACGAAGGCGGCGTGCATCTGCGTGCGCGTGCCGGCCTTCGCGTGCTCGGGGTTGATGCAGCGCGTATCGGTGCAGGCGCTGCGCCATACGACTGCGCCCGGCTTGAGTTTGCGCCCCGACAGCAGCCATGCGGCGCGGCCGGCGATCTCCGCGCGCCGCTCATTCGCGAGCCACACGCGCGGCGTTGCGTGCCCGCCGACTTTGACAGAGAACGCGCCGCGCCAGATCCAGCAGCCGGTTTCGGCGTCGATCACGCAGCGCGAGCGAATGTCTGCGAGGGATCGCACGCCGTCTTGGCGCTTGCGGCGCGGGTCGGTCATGCCGCGACCCCGCGACGCGTATCGCCGACCTTGCAGCGCGCGCGCAGGTCGGCGGCGGTCAGGATGCAGCGCTTTTTCATGTCGTCGCGCCTCGCGCACTGTGTCTCAGTAGTGGCATTCATAGCAATACAAGACTCCCTCTAACAACCATCACCCCGAGCGGGCAGACCTAGCCCCCTTGGGCTTGGCCTTCACATGCATCACCCGTCGCGGTTGCATGACCCGGCAGCCGTTCGACGCTTGGGCGCTACCTTCGCCACCCGCACCCCTGTTTCAGCGTCGTCCTCCCGGTAGGGGTTTCGTGCCATCGGCGCCGGTGCTTGTCGCGTCCGCAGATGGCATCGAGGCCACTTCACGGACCGCTCCCCATCACATACCGCGCACCGGCCAGAATCTCCCGCTCGATGCGCCGTGGCGCGCCCTCCCCTATCTCCTTGAGCGCGTCCGCGTAGTCGCTGCCCTCGATCCCTGTCGGCCACACGACACCGGCCCCGATCAGGCTCGCGGCATTCGTCGCCTTCTCGATGCCCGGATTCGTGCCGATCCGCCGCGCGGTCTTGTGGTCGTTGTCCCCGACGACGACGACCGAGCCGGTCGGGCGCATGCGCTCGATCACCGGCAACAGATTGCCGGCATCGAACGCGACAATGACGCGCGCTTGCCGCACGCACTGGTACACGGCGAGCGCGGTTGCCAAACCCTCGCAGATCGCCGTTACAGCGGCGCGGGCGCGTTCCAGCACGTAGGCCCCCGCCTTGACCGGCGCACCCGCCCAAAACAGCTTCTGGCCGTCTTGCGTGATGGTCTGCACGCTGATGATCCAGTCGCCATGCCAAACCGGGACGATGAGCAGCCCGTCGTGCGTGCGCAGGCCGGCGCAGCCCTGCGCGGACAGGCCCTTGTTCGCAATGTACGGATGCGGCTGGCGCAGCGGCCGGGCCTTGTTCCAGAACGCCCGCGCGCCGCGCATGGCCTGTATCCGATAGGCGCGCTCGCGGTCGCGCTGCGCGGCCATCTCGGCGCGATCTATGGGCCTCGCCTGGGTCGTCGAGTCGCCATCTGCGCGCCACGTCGCAACCTCGGTCATCGTGGCGTGGTTCTGCACGAACCCGTGATCGCCCATGAACTTAACCGCGCCGTTGCGATGGTGCGGCTTGTCGGTGGTCTTGTAGCGGCGCCACACACCCTCGCGCGGCAGCGTGTCGATCACGACGCCGTGCGCTCGGCAGAAGTCGATGAACGTCACAGCGCTCATGCGGCGCGCGCCTCGGCCTGCCGGCGCTTGGCGTACCGGATGCGGTTAGCTATCACCTTGTTGCGCAACTCGCGCGACGGCGGCGCTGGCGTTGTCGTCTCGACGCGCGCCCGCGCGAACTCGCCAGTGATCTCGTGGTAGATCGCCTGCGCCCGTCGCTGCATGTAGGCAGGATCGTTGTTCACGCCTTCCAGCACGAGCCCGACAACCTGCGGCCACAACTCCTTGCGCATCAGCGTCGGATTGCCGGTCGCGATCAGTTCCCGGAGCGTGCCGGGAACATGCTCGATCGCGCGCTTTCGCGGGTACTCATGCCCGCACGACGGGCACACAGGACGCGGCGCATGCAGATGCCCGCAGCTCGGGCACTTGATAGGCTCTGCGTCCTCCTTCTTCGGCTTCTTCTTCTCCTTCTTCTTGCCGTCGTCGAGTTCGGTGACGCCAGCCTCGAAGAACTCGTTCATCTCGGTCCAGAAGCGCCGTGCGTTGCCGGAGTGATCGAGGATGAGGCAATCCTTCTTGGATTCGTGGATTCGCAGTCCGCGGCCCATGAACTGGATGTGCTCGGCGAGCGACTTGCGCAGCGGCCGGGCCATGATGACGCAGCCGATGTCAGGACAATCGAAACCCTTGCTCGCAGCGGTGACGGTGATGAGCCCGCGAATCGTGCTGTCGGTCTTGCGAAACTCGGTCAGCGTGTCGGCACGATCCTCGTCCCTATCGCGATAGGTGTAGGTCGCCGCATTGATGCCGGCCGCGAGAAACTGGCGTTGCAGTTCCTCGACGTGCGCCACGTCGACCGCAGAGCAGATGAACTTGCGCCCTTCGCCGTGGCGGATGTATTCCTGCACCACGTCGCCGACGACCTGTAGCGCGCGCTTGGAGGTCTCGCTTTCTTCGTACTCGCCCGCGACAACTCGCACGCCGTCCATGTTCGGTTCGACGCAGGCGAATATGCGGTACGGCACGAGCCATCCTTGCTCGATAAGCCGATTTGTCGTCGTGACGTTGATAACCGCGTCGTAGAGCTTGCCCAGGCCCTTCGTGAATGGCGTTGCCGTCAGGCCGATCGTGATCGTGTCGCGCGGCGTGATGCGCTTCTTCACAGTCTCGGTGACGGTGTGCGCCTCATCGACGACGATCAGCTGCGCGTCCGGCCAACGGCGCTTGGCGACTGTCTGAATCGAGCAAATCTGTACCGGCAGATGCGGCCTGAAACGCCAGTGCGACGCCTGCACGATGCCGTGGTCAATGCCGTAGCGGTCGAATGTCTCGCTCGTCTGCGCGAGCAGTGAGAGCCTGTCGATCACGAAGCACGACCGCTTGCCTTTTGCTTGCGACTCGTCGATCAGGTGCGACGCGATGACGGTCTTCCCGGCTCCGGTCGGAGCGCAGATCAGCACGTTCTTCGCGCCCGCGCGGATAGCGCCGCGCGCCGCGTCGATCGCGTCGCCCTGGTAGTCTCTGAGGCTTACCGTCACGCAACCGCCCTCGCATGCTGCCTGTAGAACGCCTCGCACAGCGCCGGAATCTTGGCCGGGTCGCGCTCGCCGAACAGCTTGCCGATGCGCGTCAGGCGATCGCTCGCGCGCTGCAATTCGGTCTGGTATCGGTGCGCTGCGTCCTGCTTCTCGCTGGCCGTGCGCTGCGCCGCCTCGTACAGCCTGCGCCACTTGAGCGTCTCGGCCTTCTGGTCGTCCGCCTCGGCGGCCTTGATCTGCGCGCGCAGATCGGCAATCTCGGACTGCGCGGATTCGAGTTCGGCGATCGGGTCGAAGTCGCCATGCGCGTCTTCGGCGGCCTGCTCGGCTTCGATCTGCGCGGCGGTCTTGGCCTTGATGGCGCGTTCGCCCGCCTTCTGCAATCGTGTCGAGACGCGCGCGCCTTCGGCGGATACCCGATCACGCCATTCCCCCATTTCCTGCTCGAACTCGGCTTCCGGCACGGCCGCGAGCTTTTGCGCGCGACTCGACAAGTCTTTGCTGATGCCGGCGTCGGACAGTTTTGGTGCGGTCGTGCGCAACGACCGCACCTCTTCGGGCGTGTGTTGGTTGATTCCAGCGCCTGCGGCGCCCCTGCTCAGTCCGCCGGCCGCCTTCTGTGCGGCGATCATTTCGCCCAGGCGGCGTTCCGCGCGCAGGCGGATGTCAACCGCATCGACCTCCATCGTCTTGTCTTCGGCAAGACGGGCGTAGACGCGCATGGCTTCCGCCTTGTTGTGGATCGCCTTCACTTCGTCCACGGCTTTGCATTCGGCCACGGCGCGGCATGCGGCTTCGTACTTGATGAGTTTGGTCATGGCTACGGCTTTTGAAACGTGAACCGCTCGCAGCGTTGCAGCGTGTCGAGCAGTGGCGTGAGGTTCTTCGGCGTCGGCTCTGTGAACCATCCCTGTTGCGCGGCGAAGCAGCCCCTGCCATGCCTCGGGTGATCCGCCTGCAAGTGCTCGCACTCCATGCACACGCGCCGGTCATCGCCCTGCATGTCACGCAGCGCGAGACGGTCGGCCAAGTGCTCGGCACGCTCGGGTGCAAAGCCGCGCCGAGCGAACAGACCTGCTCGAAACTGGAAGCGCGAGATTTCGCGGTCGCCCCATGCGCGCGGCATGGCGAGATTGATTTCGGCCGGCGTCATGCCGCAACCTCACGCAGCGCCCGCTCATGCGCCACCCGCAACCACGCGCCAAGCCGTTCGGCAGCCGCAGCGCAGGCGACCGCAGTCGCCGCTGATCCATCCGTCGCGAGCGACACAGCGCAGGCGTCGCGATGGCGCCAGCGGCCCCGGCCGTCCTGCGCAGCGGCGCAGGCGCGGATGCAGCGGGCTATGGTGCGTTGCGCGCTCATCGAAACCACAGTGAGCGCGCGTTCAGGCCTTGGCGGGCTCGTGATCCGGCTCGGGCCAGTAGTCGGCCCAGTCGTCAGGGCGCAGGTCGCGCACGCTGACGCCGGTCACGCGCTGGATCGCCTGGCACTTGTTCGGAGGAAACCCCCGCGCGCGCCAATTCCATACCGTCTGGATTGTCTCCCCGAGCGCGACGGCTAGGCCGGCGGCGCCGAGGTCGCGCGTAACGCGCTCGAAAACATCGTCCTTGCTCATGCATGGACACTATACGCCGGGTTTAGTGTTTGTCAACATCACGATTCGCCCGCATCGCATAGTGCCCACATGGATGCCGTATGGATGCGCATCAAAGCCGAAGCCGAGCGGCGCGCGCCGACCGCCGCCGTCGGCGCATGGGAGGCCCGGCGCCTAGTCCTGGACACGCGTACAGGCTGTTGCTAAACTCAGCTTGCCATTGGGTCGCGCCTTGGTAGAATTCGCAGTGAGCCGCTAGGCCCATGCAGTTTGCCCCGAAAGGGGACCGTGCGCGACCCACGGACTGCAGGGACCTAGCGGCTTCTTGCTTTCCGGCCGCCCGTAGGCGCGCGACGTGGCGCAGCGAGCACGGCCTTGACTCGGGCCACACTACGCAAAGACCGGCCGCCGTCCTCCCCGGTGCGCGCCGTGCGGCCTGTCAGCGAGGGACCGCAGATGTTGCGCCGGCAACGGGTGACTGACCAACGGCGCAGCGGACGAAATCGCTGCCTCATGGGTACGCTGGGCCGCAAAGCCGGGCGAAGGGCAACAGGCTAGTCCGCTGTCACCCTTGGGGAACCTATGCACCAGACAACCCGCCGCGAGCGGTCTTTTTTGCGCCTGTCGCATAGGGACTTTCCCTAGTGCAATACACCCGCTGTTGACTGCACTAAACATCGCGAGTATAGTTCTCCACATGCCCACGAACAACGGCGATGCCGGGGCAAGGAGAAGCGGACATGTCACTAGGACGCACTCTCGCAGACCTCGATCTGCGCAACGCCCGCGCGATGAGCGCGGCGCAGGACCGCTACGAGACCGCGCCGGACGACCCGGAAGAATTCACAAGCATGCAGCCGATCGGCTGCGGCGAAACCCTCGTCTGCTACACGGTCGACGCGGGCATCGTCGCGATCACAGGCGCGTACATCGGCGCCGATGTGGTCGAGCCGGAAGAGTTCGCGGGGCATCGGATCACGGCGTGGACGCTGCGCATTCAAGCCGAGGTCGACCGCGACCGCGAAGATGCAATGGACTGTGGGGAGTGGGCAGCATGAGCGCGACGACGACACTCAACGCCATCCGCGCGCACGGACCTTGCGCGCAAGGATGGACCAAGCTGCTCGCGCATCTCGGCAAGACCAAGGCCGACGACGAGCCGCTACCACTGCTGACGGTCCTCGACAGCAACGGCCTGGATGACGCGCTCTGGTGCATGCGCGCGATGCCTGAACACGATACGCACTGGCGGCTGTTCGCCGTCTGGTGCGCGCGTCA